TAAATCGGTTTCGTCAATTGGATAAATTTTAGGAAGTCTTGGATGTAATTGTATTTCCGTTGTCTTTTTGAGAGGACGTTGACGATTTCTCAACAAAATCATCGGATTTCCACCACCGACTTCGTATTTGTTGTTGAAAAAATTGTTGGTTTTTTTATTTCCAATATTATAATCCGAGTATCCTTTTTCAAAGTCATTTGCAGGGTTTGAGTCGTATGCTTTATCATTAGAACGATTATCATCGTATGCACCAAATCGAAGTGATTGTCCAAAACGACTCTCAATTACACTATCACCTTCAAATCTTTGTAAAGATCTAATATTTGGATTATGTAAAAAATATCGTCCAAGAGATCCTTCAAAACCAAATCCACCTTCAGCTCTTAACTTACTTACTGGTCCTTTATAGTCAACGAACGGATCCGTATCACTTTTATATTCTTCACGATTGCCCATGTTTGCACCATAGGTCAGTTCAAACGCCACATCCGCGTTATTATTAACAAAATTTTTATAGTTAATTTTTTTAGTATAGTACAAATTATTGTTATACTTTATTATTCCAACAATTTCATTCACCAATGGATATTCAGAAATGTTGTTTTCAAGAGGCATAGCCCACGACAAACCTTCCTTAGGCAATGTGGTTTGTGAGTTAAGTAATCTAATTTTTGCTCTTCCAATCCAAGTATAATCATAGTCATCAATAGTTGGCTTTTTACCGATATAATTTTCAGGCCACTGATCTGGATCTAAATAGTGTCCATTTTCCATTATTTCCGGGTGAGTTTTATCCAATATTATGTCAAGTACTACCGCTGGCTCATATTGAAAAGATGGTGAAATATCTGTTAGTAAAAACTTTAAATCACGTTTTGTTGCCAAAAGATTTACATCTTTTGACTGATCCATTGCTATAGGTGAATTGATACTCATATTAAGACTTATTAATCTTTATCTCTCCGTTTGATTTATTTATCGATTCGATTTCACTCATGATTTGACGTTTTTCTTCTTCAGTCAAAAATCCATTCATTTCACCATCGATTCCCATTGTTTGTCGGCTCATAATACGTTGAATAACAGATGCTAATTTGACCAACTGTTCGTCATTTTTGACCTGAATATCAAAGTACTCTCTGATCAATGGAACAATCATTAAAGCATCGTTTGCCGTTTTAATCATCGATCTTAAATCGCTAATCAAAATATCAAGTTGATCACGATTGTTTTGGGAATTCTTAACAATATCCTTGCACAGATCAGAAAACTTCTTGTTTTTATATATCTCAATATCATTATCCATACTTGGTACTTATTATTATAAATAGAAAAACCACTCCTTTTAGAGTGGTTTTCATTATTTTATTTTATAACACTTTTATAGTATACCGTTCTTTACATATGACTTAGTTATATTATTCTGATAGTTTTTCATTCGATTAATAACCTTAGTTATCTGTTGTGTTTTACACGATGAAATCTCTCGTATATACAAATATAATGCTTTCTTATTAAACGCGTCGATTCTATCACTGTTTCTAAACAACTCAATTACCGCATTTGCAATATTAATGTCACGTTGTTTAGTGAAAATTTTATTTACGTTATTTTCCCAATATGAAACCATCATATTAATGAATTCACGGTTTTCTTCTTCTTTATAATGTGGATCATCCTGTTGTAGTTTATAAGTGTTTTCATTAGTATCATCACTTATTTCAACATGTTGATTAAACCGTTTATAATTGGTATTATTTTGAAAGATCAGATAATTTTTAGCAATAATACTAAAATAACTAAAGGCTTTACCTTTACCACTTTCAAACTTGTGTATATTAGCGACCAAATGAGCAATGGTCTCCTTTTGTACCTCGATTGGACCAGTTTCAAAATAACAAAACTTAAATGTATTAAATACATTCTCAACTAACTTTTCAAACGCATATTTAATTTTACTATTATAAATTTCATCACGTTCTGACTGATCTTCTGATTGATTATATCGATTAATTGCCTCTTCGGTTTCAGATGTAAAATACATCTTGTCTTTTGGCTTTCGAACCCTCTTAGTTTTCTTTGAAGATTCAATAATTGGTGTTTCTGCAATTGTAACAATACGCAACTTATTTTTCTTAGTCACTTTTTTATTAAATGTTTTTGGTTTCTTGACAACTTTATTTTTTTTCTTAGAAATAGAAGTAACAACTCCACGGTTAGATTTTTTGTTACTTTTTATTTTAGAATTTTTATTCTTGGTTTTGGTTTTGGCTTTTAACATTGGAGTCGATCCTTTGATTGAGTTTTTGGATTATTGAATATAACTGTGAAAAAGTTGATCCTACATCATCATCCTTTTCGAAAATATGTCTATCATCAACAATTTTTATTTCACGATAAACTTCATTTATATCATTTTTAAATTCTACTATCCAACCCTCATATATGTCAATTTTATATTGACATGAATTAACAATATAACATAATATAATTGTTGTTACAAAAAACAATCCGGTCAATAAACTCAATATAATAATCATAAACTATTCATCGTCCTCTTCCTCATATTCACTACAATAATTTGTAAGATATATAAAGGCTTCATCTATCAATTCCCAATCCTTGTTAACTTTTGCTTCTTTTAACATCTGTACAATTTCACAAATTTCTTCTTGGCTCATAGGTACTTAAAATATCAATTCATAATTGAATGAATAAAGTTAAATAGTATTGACGAATGTAAACATCAAAAAATAAACTATCTATGTGAAAAATATCTTTTAAAGAAATCATCACCTTGATTTTTTACAATTTTTTTTGATTCTTCTTCATCTATTTTTCCATCATGGTTTTCGTCATACTTTTCAATAACTTTTTCTAAAGTATTAACATTTTCTTTTTGAGGTTCAACTACAACGTCATTAGAAGGAATTTGACTGTTATCGTTTTTTGATTTGTCCGGTAAATATATAGCATATTCCTTACTTATCGCTATATTATAAGCTAACACAAGTGTAACAGCAAGTGGATCAAATACAAATATAAGTACTAGAATAAACCATTTGACGACGGTATTCAAGTTCATATTCAATTCATCCGCCACAAATTTAAATGTTTGAATATCTTTATTAGCAGATGTACTTAATTTAAGTTCTGAAATTTTCTTGTCGATAATATCAATGGACGACGAATAAGTTAAAGACTTTTCATTTTCTGTTTTAATATTCTTATCAGTCTGATCAATTAATTCCATTGTTTGATCCTGTACCTGTCTAAATTGAATTGGATTTCTGGCTAATAACGAATTGGTATTTATTTCACTTAATCTTGATTCTTGTGTTTTTCTTAATGATAATAAAGCAGATACCCTTGATTTAACATCTGTTATTTTTAACTGTTCTTGGTTTTTTTGATCTTCTAATAATTTAATTGTATCCATCATCATACTGTATTTGATAGATGACTGTTGATATGCACTAGTAAGATACCCAAAAATACCTAACGAAGTAATCAACATTAGAATGAATATTGCCCCACATAAATAAGACTTTAAAATCCATTTGGATTGATTCCAGTATCTATATAAAAAAGATGTGGCTACTAACTTACCAAGTTCAAGCGATGATGCCATCACCATTGATGCAATAGATGCACCAGAAAACAATAACCCAATACCCCAAATGGAGAAAAACGCGGCACATCCAGCAATAAATAGTGCGGAAAAACCAAGTAATAAATTGAAATTGAATAAGTTTCTGTTCATAATTATAAATATATAATAAAATAAAAAACCCCCATCTATTGAGATGAGGGTTATATATTTACTTAACTGTGATCTTTTTTATATCCGGTTTGACTGGCTTAACTTTAGGTAATGTGATAGTTAACATTCCATTTTGAAATTCGGCTTCTACCCTGTCTTTAGATATATTATCTCCTAAAGTAAAACTACGACGGAAACTTGAACGTTTCAACTCACGTCGTATGTATGTTCCGGTCTCGACACTTTCCTTATTAGGAACCACCAATTTATTACCCACAATTGTCAAAACATTGGCTTCAAGTTCGACGTTTACGTCAGACTTATCAAGACCCGGAATTTCCGCTTCAATTACCACTCTGTCTGAAAAATCAATTACATTGACCTTTGGATATGATCCTTTCTCAAAAAAGTCCACACCAAAATCTTGTGTGAAACTTGGAACGTTAGCGGCGAAGAATTCATCGAAGATTTTATCAAATGGCGTTAAGAATTCATCACGATGAACCGCACGTAGTGGATTTTTACTAAACTTATTTAGACTACTCATAATATATTTTCCTTTCGTTAATAGTCCTTTTGGACCTATTATCTCTTAATCTTTTAGACTTAAGAGTGTAAAACACAATGTCTTACTGACCAATATATATTGTATAGTATCAGAAAAATTGAAATATGTTTTATTTTTATGTTTCTATAATAGTCTGTATAATAATACGATCAAATAAATCATATACATGTAACTTACAATAATATGATGTTTCTTCTATAGCATCAAAATGAATCGAAATTGAAATTGGATCTATTTTGTTTAACAGTGCCAAAATAAACTTTTTATCAATCGACTGTGATACAATTAATTTGTCATTTTTATTATACAAATCCAATTTTATAAAACTAATATTTTGATGATTTATTAACTTTGCAGGAATTGAAATTGTCTTTGTAAGTGTTTTGATATTAACCGAATTAGTTTTTCCACTTACATAATTTTGATTATTAGGAGTTGGTGCAAATTTTCCACTTAACGTATATAACGATATCGTCTGTTCTTTAAAATTTATTCCAGCGTATCTTTCATAATCAGAAATACTTCTCTGAATTCCCATCTGGTATTTCGGTGAAATAACGATTGACTCATCAGTATCCATTCCAAATAGAACTCTATTTCTTTTATGTGATGACTTATCACGTTCCCACCATGATTTATCAATATTAACATTTTTATTTAAATCATGATCATCCCAATGTTTAATTCTAGCTTCTCTCGTATATTCATGCCAAATAATAACTTTGTGAGGATGATATAAATCATATCCATGTGTAAACGCTCTTACAGTTATACTGATTTCTTCTCCGTAAAAATAATATTCAGGATCATGTGGTACTTCTTCACAAAATTTTCCATCTGTAAAAGCAAAGTGTGCAGAATAAAATCTCGCGGGTATAGGAGATGTAAACTTTTCATAGTCTTGTATTTGGTTAGGTACAAATAGTACAGTGCCTTCGTCTGTAAATTCATAAAAATCCATACGCCAAGGAATCTTTTCATAAGTTTCCTTAGACTCAAGTGGATTAAACGAAGGAACGTATGAGGTAAGTATGGGCTTTTTACTTCCCATACTTACACACTGATTATACATTTCTTTTAAAGATGTATCCCAACCATGTACAAACCTATGATGTGAGTCAATTTGTAATGTATATCTTTCGCCATTATAATGTCGTTGAATCAAATTTCTTGCCCAACACGCACCCTTACTTTTTTGATACGGTACATCAATGATTTCAATATTTGGATATGTATTAAAAATATCCAAATTTTCAAACTCATCATGTTGCCAACAAATACAAACATGTAAATTGTCGGGATTTTCCGCAGTTTCAAACATATCCAGAATAGTAGGTACTAATTCTGGATCTCTATATGAGGCTATTTGGACAAAAATCGATTCATTGTTCATAACTTAATTTTCAAGCTTCCACATATCATATTCACATCTACATGATATATAGTCAGCAACATGAAGTATACGTGGTAAATTTGTCTTAAGTTCATGTTCTGGATTGTACGACTTAAGATAAGCTGCATTAGCCTCATGATACAATCCATCAGACAACTTAATAGCTAGTGTCTCTTTCCACGTACATGGAATCTGATATTGTTGTAGAATAAACAATGCTCGGTCAACCACGTCCATATATTGGAGTTGTGAATTAAACTTAAAAATCTCACCACGGTTCTTTCGATGCCATTCACTTTCTTGAATAAGATAATATTCACCTTGCTCTTTGTCACCCAACTTACCAAGATCATGATGAATTGCAGAAAATGCCAATTCTTCATCGGTAAAGTCAATCGTTCCTCCACGTGCTTCATACAACTTCTTAACGCCAAATGAAGTGGTCAATACATTCATAATATGATCCAAATAACCACCAACATACGCATTGTGAAAATGTTCTTTTGCACTAGCTGGTGCCATAATCGCACGATAACCATACTCGTTTTCACTGTACAAATGTTTCAACTTTGCAAGTCGTTCACCTGTAAACAGTTTATCAAGTTGGTTTAGAAATTTTTCGTAATTAACAAAAAGCTCTTTTTCAGTATAAGATTTAGTCATGACCTATATCCTATACCAAAAAAGAGAACTCGTCAATTTTTTATTTTGATATTAAATTATAACGGAGGATTAACTTGAAAAGTAGAAGATCCGTTTGGTGTGGTTACTGTAATTGCATTAATTACATCGGCTGAATTTTCTTTTGAAAACCCACATTGAGTGAATTTATAAACCATAGCATTTCTACTTGTTGAATTATATGTAACGGTAGTTTGACCATATGAAAATTCAGTACCATTAACATATATCCAATTAACACTTGGGTCAGGATGTACACGAACTGAAGTTATAGTGGGAGGTAACTTTGGAGATTCTACGGTGTATTGAATTTGACTAGTAAATGTACCATTAGGTGTCACAACCTTAAAACTCCCAACGCCGGAAGCGTCATCAGAAAGATGAAAACCACACTGTGATTCCGAATATACTATTACATTATTACACTGTATTGTGTTGAAGTATACTTGAGTTTCATCTTTTACAAATCCAGTCCCAAATAAATAAACCCACTGATTTGAGGGTCCGATTGTTGGTGATATAGAATTAATTGTAGGAGGTGTCATATCTAATATAAATATAATAAAAAACCTTACACCGTTATTTTCTTAAGTTTTTTTATTATAAACTTAACCAACGCACTTCTAACAATATCGTCTTCGTCAAACTTAAATGTTTGAATTCCGTTTTCTTTACTTTCTACATCATCGAATCCATTCATCATTTTAATAAATCCACTTTTACCATTAATGTCACTCTGATCAGGATCTCCTAAAATAAAAACTTTACTAAACTCACCAATACGTGTTATTAAAGTAACAAGTTCTTTATAAGTCATATTCTGAGCTTCGTCCGCTACAATACATCTAGCGTTCCAATTTAATCCTCTTAAAAATCCAATTGGAATACTTTCGAGACGTTCTTCCTTTTGAAGAGAATCAATAGTTGATTTGTTAGTTAGTTCTGACAACTTTTCTAACAACGGTTGGATATATGGCGCCATCTTCTCATTTGCTTCTCCCGGCAAAAATCCAAGTTTACTATCCGAACTTTCTACAGCACTTCTCAAATACAACAAATCACTTACTCTTTTTTGATTCATTAAAGTTAATGCCGCTAAAATAGACATATACGTTTTTGAAGTACCAGCAGGTCCACTAACAAACATTACCTTTGTAGTTTTATCTAAAGCAATATCTAAAAACTGTTTTTGTTTAATTGTTAATTCACGTTGATATATTTCAATTTCATTCTTGATTTTATTTTTTTGAGGAACAACAGGACTTTTGTCTACGCCAACTTTATTCTTATTTTTTTTCATTCAGTTTTTTTGGTTTGTTAGTACTGTCTAGTAACAATTCGATTTGTTTTACTCTTTTACACAATTCATATTTTTCTTCTTGTATGTAAAAATTATAAACATTTTGTATATTTTCCAGAAAAGCTTCTCTGGAGATAGTAATTACAAAATCAGAATTTTTAAAATTGAAAACTTCTACCATTGGTAGATTCTTTTTTATAGCAAATTCAATAGAAGAAAGAACTCGTTCAGTTAAATCGGTTTTATATAATTTAACATATGATTCCAATTCTTTGAAATCAGACGGTAACACAAATGGCTTGTATTTTTCTTTTATTGCCATATAACACTTATAAATATCTTTACAAGTTGGATTACGACAATAAAAAACGCCATCGTAAGATGGCGTTTGTAAATCGTAGTATTTTATTTGTTATTTTTACTTCTTCTTGGTCTTAGTCTTCTTGGGAGTAAGATCAGGATCAGTTTGTGAAGGAATCGAATTGCTCAATTCAGCAATTCGGATCTTGGCAGTAGACTTCCAAGAATTTTTGGTTTTATCCGAAGCATAATCAAATGCATTTCCCTTTGAAAGCAAGGCATTGATTTCTGTCTCAGATCCGGCATTCTTAATTTGTTCACGTAGTCCCATAACTTTTACCAAATACGATGCTTCTTGTCATCCTTTTCGACAACCTCAACCACAGACCCATCAGGCCAACGTTTGATGACCGAGTTCCAATGATTTAGTTCCTCAGCTGCATCGGATTGAGAATCATATTCCTGATCCGAGACACGTACACCGTTTCGAACAACTACATACTTTTTCTTTTCCATATGTGTGATTACTTATTAATGTTTATGTTTATACTGCGACTTACAAGATCATCATATCACAAAACTTCTATATGTCAACGTTTTTTACCATCGTCTGTAACTTTTACGTTTGAAACTTGTACGATTCACCGTCAGGATGAATCGCAACGCTATCATAATAAAAAGATTGCATTATTTCATCTGTGGCATTATACACCGTAACACCACCATTTGGCCAACTTGGTTCTCCAGATACATGAGTTTTATAAACAAAAATTTTATAATAATCTGGATAGTTTGCAACTAACACTCTGGTGCCTTTTATAGTAAATTGATTCACTTTATGGTTATCATCAACCTCCTGAAATGTCCAATGTTCTATATTAGATTTCTTATTTACAATTCGTTGAACACATTTGTAATATTTGCTATGTCCTGAATCATTTGATGATGTAGACTTTTTTAATTTTTTAACTTTTTTATTTTTCAGTGGCATCTTAATCTTCCGTTTCACTTTCATTAACCGAAATAGGCATACCACATGCATCCTCTACCACGGCTTTAATTTCATTTTCCAACTCTTTGATACGTTCCTTATATCCTGCTGCTACATCCTTAAAATCCTTTTTGGTGTGTAGTAATTTTTCTGTAAGTTCGTATACTTTCTTTTGTGCTTCTGGCTTTGATAATTTAATGTTACTCATAACAAAGATATATATGTATTGGTGTATGGAAGACGTAAATTTTCATGATATAAATATCAGTAACCACCACATCACTATTTGGGCAGATAGATTTATAGTACTACGTCACCCTGAAAAATGTGATTTATACGAAGATGAAACCTGTCGTGAACATATGATCAAGTATCTAAAAAACGAGGGTTATATTGATCCTGAAAAACATAACTGTCTTGTTATTGACAGTTATATTGACTTTGATCCGCAATAAAAACCCCCGAGACTGGTCGGGGGATTATAATCACAAATAAATATCAGACATAATATTGTTTGTATGGATGCGCAATTTTACTTTTTAAATCCAAATCATTAAGATTGTTTATATAATTACGTGATCCACCATACTTGGACTGTCCATAAAAAGGAAGTTGTAATGACAATAAATAATCCTGATACCATACAAAGTTTTCTGTATGTTTTTTGTAAATATCTTTTAAAATATGTGATCTCTCAATAAATTTGTCCCATTCATTATAAACAGTGCGTACAAAATTCATATTGTATATATCTCCTCCACCACCCATAATTTTATCATGTATCGGTTCTCTGTATACACCTTCATTTTTATAAAATGAAATAACTTCGGGTATAACCAATGATTGTATTTGTTTATTTCCTCTAAAATAAAAAATCCATTGTAACGAAGGATCTTGATTAACAATACAATCATAATTCTCATATGGAATCGTAATGTTACCAGTAACTAAACAATCTGGTTCAAGATTAATAAAATACTTCTCTTTAAGACGTAATGATAATTGAAAAAATCTATGCAAAAATGATATAGGAACGTTGATATCAGTGGATGCAGGATATCCAATTGTTTCATTTGTATCTATAAATTCACAACCATATTGGTTACATATATCTTGAATTCCATTTACCTGTCCATCCGGCATTACAAGAATAGTAGAGTCTGGATTGTACATTCGAAAAGATTCAATCATCTTATATGATGATATCTTTTGTTTCTCATACACAATTGCTATTGCAGCGACCTTTTCTGATAGAACCATTTTTTTAAAAGTGGAGCGGGTAGAGGGAATCGAACCCTCACATCGACCTTGGCAAGGTTGTAGGCTACCACTACATCATACCCGCACTCTTATTAACAATATATAGTAGTTTTTTACTACAAATGTTATTTTTAATATTTAATTATTTTTTATAATGTGTAATTTATCCTTCTGTCTTACATAGACTCTTCCTTTTACAAGTTTGTAAAAGACCGCTAATGGAGTAATATCCAACATATCAGATATAACTGATGGTGTAGTACCAGATCGATATAAATCAACTACTTGTTTAGTAGTTATATGCGGAGGATCAATTTCATATTCAATTAAAGCCTGAGTAATAACATTAGGCGTTGTTTTAAACATCTTTGCTAAGACGACTGCTGTATATCCTTTTTTAATATAGTAAACCAATTCGTCAGCAGTAAAATTATTTACACCTCTGTGTTTTTTCATATGAATTTGGTGGACCGTAAGAGAATCGAACTCTTCCCTAAAGCTTGCAAAGCTCCCGTGCTACCACTATCACCAACAGCCCATGTACAATATATAGTGTTTGTCACACTAAAAGTTTAAATTGGATGACCACGACTTGCGAATATACGAGGATTTCACGAAAACGTTCTTGATTATCTGTTAACAGCTACATCAAATATCTATCTCGTCAACTTCGGTCTTCTCCACCTCAACTGGTGGTGTTTTATAATTCTATATCACTAATGGTCAAATTTGGTTGCCCGAACTGGATTTGAACCAATACAAAGAGAGTCAAAGTCTCTTGTGCTACCGTTACACCATCGGGCAATTAAAAACTATTTACTTCTTACGACGATACCCCTTAACACTACTCGATTTAACTCTAACATAAGACGTTCCACCCTTACGACGAATCTTTCGCGTCGTAGACTTTCTACTATGTGATCGTGTCCAAGTTGTTGCCATATGTTTCCTTACTTGGTACGACGTTTAGCATGAACCGTCTTCGAATGTTTGACTCGGACTGTCTTAGTGCCAGTCTTCGTCTTGATTGTCCTGTTATGTCCCTTTCGGGCATGCGGCTTAACTGATTTAGTTCCCATATATTTTCCTTTCTTAAATTGGAGCGGGTAGTGAGAATCGAACTCACGCATAGGCTTTGGAAGAGCTTCAGGCTACCATTACATCATACCCGCAAA